CCAGCACCGCTTTATTAGATGTTACATTAGCGCTACCATCTGCATTAAACAAGGCGTCTTTATTGGCTAATATTTTCATTGACTTATTTTCACATAAAGTCACCAAGTTAGTATCCCTTCCATGCAACTTTTGTATACTACCGTATTCAGGGTTTACATCTTTTGTTATAGCCTCCGCTTGTATAAACTGGTTTAAGCCATTAACCCCTGAAACTGAATTAAATATTTGTGAAAATATTAATCCATTCCCCCTATGCTCTTCATTATAAGGCTCATCCAAAGTAGCAGATGCTTTAACTCCGTTGTCTATAGTAGGTTGGTTATAGTCGTCTCTAATTCTATCAGACTCCACTCCGTTGCCAAATGAGTAGCAATTAAAGAATGGTAAGGTGTGGGTTGTACCTTGTTCTGATGCAGCATAAGCTCCTGGCACCTCATAATATATATCTAATTCAGCGGCCTCTTTAGGCTCAGTTTCAAAAATAGCGGGGTTGTTGGTTGTAAATCCTTCATCACTAAGATCTATTTTAAGAAATTCTATACCGGTAAATTTGTCGTTTATTGTTCGTGTACAATTTACACTGTTTCCACCATCATCCACTGGATCCCACTGTAGACCTGTCAACCCTCTTTCAATAGGCTCTATCTCTAAAGTGAATCTTGATAAAGCATTAAGGCTGTCTTTGTACGTCGAACTACCCTGCCAACAGGTGTAAGTCCTAAGGTTTTTTCTTTCGGTTGATTTTATTCTATATATTGTTCCGTTAGGATCATCACCATACCCACCACCTGCATCAATGAACCGGAATAACGCTCCGACTTCAGTAATAGCCTCGTAAAGGGCAGGATAAACTCTTTCTATAGATCTAGAATCTGGTCCTCCATTAAAAGGGAAATATCCCCCTGTCCAACTTATAACAATTTTGTTTTGGGTTCTACCTTCAGTAAAACCTTTCCCTTTAGAAGCACACTTTGTTTTAAGTCTATCTATAAATAATCTGGAATCGTTTCCTTGAGCATCGTTAAAAAGCCATCCCGAGGAGCTAGTGTAGAAAGGCTTATTTCTTTTAGTTCCGTTGTAATAATAAGCAAAACCTACAGTCCTTCTTACATAATTAGTAGCACCTGCTCCCGCGGAAGTTATTTTTTCCTGCAATAACGTATCGTTATTTACTTTGACAAAAAATCTACCCTCAAACTCAGGTTTATTTATTGACTCTATTGATGCTATTTCAAATTCAAGACCAGGTGTAGCGGTAGCATGACTATAAGGAGCAACCCCCCCGTTAGAAGTAAAGTTCATATCCGCACCGAAAAGCCTTGAAGATGTTATAGTATAATGATCACTCCCTATAACCTCCTGTAATCCAATAGAAGAGATAGGATACCACTCGCTTGTATTTTCTTGGTTTTTAACCCTCATAACTAGGTTGCCTTCTGAAGCAGTTCCTTCTCCGAAGGTTTGTATAAACCCGGTGCTACCTGATGTGTTGTCACTTTTTATTACAGCTAGCTCATTAATATTTTCCATTGGAAAAAACCCCGCCGGAAACAATATACCTGAATTATTATCCGCTCTACTCATTATTCCTTTAGATTGCCTTGTATCTTTTAAAAATTGAGGGGCTTCGTTTTTTATGGCAATAACTTTATATCTAGCCTTCTCTAAGACAGGTGCGTCGTTAGCGTGCTCTTTCTTTAATATCAGGAAAGTTTCTTCGTCTACTTTATTTCGCTCAGCAGAAGGGAATGACAACCAAACGTTACCGTCTTCCGCATCATAGAACCTATCTAAACATAAGTTGTAGTACTCTTGGGATGTTTCTTTTACATAGTACTTAAAGTAAGGGAACTGGGCCTGCTGGTTATAATATGGGACAGCACTGGATAGAGTGGCTGTTAACCGGTTAGACAATGGAGCATCCATTTTACCAATTTTTACACTAGATTCTAAACTAGTAAACACAGGGGTCGTTCTGCCGTACGCATCCATATATGCAACACCTATTTGGTAAGTCCTAATAGATTTTACGGATTCAGCAACGCGCTTATTGTCAATAGTTACCGAATCGTTTAACACAGGTTCTCCGTCTACAAAAACCACTAAATTAGCAGCTTCCGTGCCCACCTCTATAATAGTCTGTAAAGGATTCTGATCTTGCGTTAGTAAATTAAAATTTTGAGTGTAATTTCCGTAGATTAACCTATTAGCAGTGATCTCCTGACTTAGAGCTTTTAAGGGAACATTGTCATATGGGCGTAATAATTGATTAGCATTTACAACAGATGTTATTATTTCTGTTTCTATACTAAACTCATTAAGAGCCCATTCTTCATCATTAGGTTTGAAAGTCTCCACTACGTAAACATTATTGTTGTTGGTAGCTTTGTAAAGTATATCAATGGATTCAACACCTTCTGGTAGATCAGCTGGTACAAAGTTAGATATAGTTAAGTCTCTAACATTATTAACCATTCCTAAATTGTACCCTTCTTTTGGAGAATAATCAAATTCCCCTGGTATGAAAGCTGGGTTACTAAAAGGCGAAAAAGCAGAAAGTTCATTGCTCTTGTATTTGTATCTATATCCAAATCTAGCAAACCTCATTTCAAAAAACGGGGTATCTTGCTCTAAAACAACGTTGTAATTTGTATCGGTGAGGCTTATAGGATTATCCTCTTCTTCTGTCCCTACGGAATTTACAAGTACCGTGGCACCGGTTTGGTTGGGGAATACCCCTATTATAGTTTGTATCGTACACCTAATTTCAGAATCTGTATCTAAGGGATCATTTTGAGAATTTGTAAACAATAGTACATCTCCGATCCTGTAAAAAATCTCCACTGGAGCCAACCAGCTCATTGTTTGCGGGCCATCCTCAAGAGTAATAGCCACAACATCTCCAAATGAGTCTATACCAAAATGGGTTAATGAATTAGTATTTAAATTAGCGGGGTTACCATTTGGGGCTATTCTATCTGTTGAAAAAGAAGTTATAGTGGGCGGCTGTAAAGGGTATTTTTTAATTACCGTTAAATCAGATTCAATAAAGTTTCTGTTGTATATTTGAGAGTGCGTTAAAAAGTTTGCTGTAGACCCAACCCAGTCTTTTATAAGTATCTTTTTAGGCTCAGTTTGATTATCTGTCCAAATCAACATGCCTTCTAGCACATTAATTCCAGTTATCAAATAATCTTTACTAAATTTTAAAACGTTTTGAGTGTCTACAACTAGGGGAAGAGTTAATTTTGTTTTTGTGTTATAAGTAGCTATTACACTTACTGTATCAGAAGCTATAAACCAGTAAATCTCATCTGAGTTTTCGTCTGATTTGGCCCCTATACAAATAGGATTGCTTAAGTAAGTAATGTATTCCGAACCTCCCCATTCTGTAAAAATTTCAGTAGTGGGATCATAGGCCTTATTAAGTAATTCTAAATTACCTTTTATATTTTGGAATGTTCCAACCTGAGAGCTTTCAGAGGAAGCAATTTCTAAATTTAAAGCATCTCTATATTCACCATTAGGAACTAATCTTTCATCAAGATCTTTGTTCATTTTTCCTCCGGTAAATGTGTGTATTAACTCTGCCATTCAGTTTACGATTTAATCCATTTGGATTGGTTTCTCATTACTTGCGCCATCAAATCACTTTTAAGTTCTGACAAACGAATTTTTGCATTTCTTCTAGCGGCCACAGCTTCTTTTTTGAATCTTTGAATAGCATACTCTTGAGTATTTGCTTTTACAGAAAGCACAGCGTGTACAATATGTTTATAAATAGCATCCACCGCAAATTTATGAACAGTCATATCTTCGTCGCAGCCCAATCCGTCACTTATATACTTTAAAGTTATAATTCTACCAGCCATATCAGAACTAAACCTGATCATACCTTTTATTTTATCTATGTAAAATACCCCATTTGCTTGTGATTGTTCTGGGTTTAACCCATACCTACCGCCATAAGCATATAAATTTAATAAATCAGGATTGTTTGCCCAAGCGTTCCAACCATTTCCATCTCCCGATAAAGGATAAGGACTATTAGCTTGGTATCTTCTTAAAGTTTCAGAAGGTTGTGGGTATGCAACTTCCCCATTCTCATCATATATATATTCATAATCTCCATCTTGTGCATATGGAAGCGGATTACTAGTAAGATCTGTTCTATATATTATTCTTTCAATACCTTGTTTATCGGTCCATGACAATTTAGTATAATTAACATAATCTTGAGGCATTATCATGTACAATCCAGGAGGACATTCGATTTCTACAGATTTTTCCTGAGGTAAGGTATCAAAACTGAATTCTTGAATAGCTTGTTGAGCGTGAAAAACTACATCTGTTCTTTTTACTTTTGTTATTATTTTTTCCTCTCCGACGTAAACTGTCATAAAGTTATTTATAATATCAGAAATACTAACAAATTGATAGCCACCATAATTCTCATCATTACTATCCCATAGACCATCTGGCCCTAAGTAATACTCTTCTTGTGTTTGATTTATTAAAGCCATCTATTATTGTTTTTCTTGTTGAACGGTTTGTATTTCCATACCATTAGCAATTTGGTACATTTGAATATCTTTTACAACTAATCCCGCAAATGCTAATACTTTTATAACCAATTCTGTTTCTTCTGAATCGTGTAACTCAAAGTCTACAGAGGTTGTAGCATCATATAAAGCTTCGCCATATACAATTTGGTAACCCCAGGCAGCCTCTGCTGGATTTTTTATATAATTGCACGATACATTCGTAACTAACTCTGTGCTGTTCGTTCCATACACTTTATACCCCGATGTATTGGCTACAAATATTGGTCTAGAGTTTCTGGGTTGTAAGTAAGGTGATTGATTTATCATCAAAAACTCATTGTAGTTGATTCTTTCTGCTTCAACAGGAGTTGTTGTAGTAACAACCGTGCCAGGTGTAGGATATAATGATTTGGATACTACCGTGTTTGCGTATACCACCGTGCCTAATCTGTATAGATCAGCAGGAGTGCTCCAATAGTTAATAGCAGGAGCCGGTTGTGCGCCGTAAGTCATGGCCGCGTTTACTTCGAATAAGTTTATTTTTTCATTAAGGATATTAAGCATGTCGGAAAACTCAGTGTCATTACCAGGGGTTCTGCCATACTGATTAATATCGTAGAAGTATTGTTCGAATATATCTAATTGCGCTTGATTAGCGAATAGATTAAATTCCTGAGGAGTAACATACCCTCGTTGTTCTTTATTAAGTATTGCTAATACTCTTTGGTATACAGTATCTACGCTTACAGCCATAATTTATTTTTTATTATTATAATAATAGGCCACCGTTTAGTAGCCTATTACTATAAGGGTGACTAGTTAAGTCTTTTTTCAATTGCCTTGTAAATTTCCGTACCTTCATCTGTTTTAAAGAATGCTGATAAAGCCGAGTAAGGGTTTTCATCAAACGGTATAGTCATTACTTTACGACCATTTTGGCCATATGTAAAGGTTCTTTGATCTTGTGATAAATGTAATATTCCCTGTTCAACAGATTTAATACCAAAGCTTCTTAACTCTGTGTTTTCGTCAGTTGCTAATTGCAGGAATAGTTGTGGGTTCTTTCTAGCAAATATTAATACATCTCTTTTTAATTCAGATGATGATAAATCATTTACTTTTGTCCCTATTTCTACACGTAAAATTGCTTCAGCCTGATCTATTGATAAGTCTTTAGCCATGTTCAACGCTGCTAATTCATATTCAATCCACTCTACTTCATTAGTAGCTATTTGTTGTGGTTTGTATTCTTTATAAATGCTATTTAAATCTGGATGATATAAAGATAATAGTTTTTGTAAAACTACATTTTCTTTTGGCACTGCTAATTTACCATTCCTAAAAATAATTCTACCCATTATAACCTGTCCTTTTTGTTCATCAACAAATGGAGATTTTTGATTGGTAGCATATCTTAATTCTCTTTGGTAACCTGCTTCTGCGTCAAACCAAAGCATTGATTTAGCTCTAGAATGTGTTGTTGCTATTGAGTATACTAATGGTTCTTTTCCGCTAGCTATTTCGTATAGTCTTTCTTTAATTTCCCAGGTATCTTTTTTAACTTTAAGTGCTTTTATTTCTTGAGGAGCAACCTCAACTTGTTTTGCTTGTGCTTTTGTAGCCATGATATAATATAATATAAATGTTAATAAGAGTAATAATTACCCCTGTCAGTTCAACAAGGGTAACCACTACTTGATAGCTATACTATCCTTTTAATAATACGAAGTTGTTCGCTGCTTGAGTACACATTGTTCTTTCTGACAAGAAATGTACATTCATAACATCGGCGTCGCTTGTATAGTTTCCACCAACTGAACCAGTTACCCAAGATTTCAATCGTCTGTCATCAGCTTCAGAAGCTCTGTATCTGATGTGTAAGAAAGGTCTTGAAATATTTTGTCCTAATTGTTGATCGTAAACTGTAGAAGTTCCAGCTGGTACAATCACACCTTTGATATCGTCAATTAATCCACGAGTTGTAGAATCATTTAAATATTTCCAGTCTGTTTTGTAAAAGTCGTATGCTCCACGTCTGAATCCTGAGAATCCAAGGTTAAGTGCCATATCTTCTGAATTGTCAAATACACCGTAAGATGTACCCCCAGCTCCATAAGAATTTTGAGCAGCCAACATATTGTCAATACCTAGAGACGTTGCTCTATCTAAAAACATCATATTTTCCTCAATAGCTCCCTGCTTGTCTAGCTCTTGTAAGATTGTATCAAATGCGTCGATACCAGTTCCTGCACCTACTGTGCTGAAATCAGTTCCTGACCATACTAATCCTCTTTCTTCTAGCGTTGCAAATAAACCTTGCATACCTGAGATTGTCGCTCCTGCTGCATCTTGGAATACTCCTGCTGCGTTTTCTGCTTCAACCATACTCATTTCTAAGTAATCCTCAAATCTAATTCTTGATTCATGCTCAGATTTTAAATACCATAAGTATCCACCTGTTCCGATCTCAGTTGTAACTTCAACCCATCCAATTTGAGCAACGTCTGAACCGTTTACTTCATACTTGTCTCTTAAGATGATTGGTTTGTTACTGTAAGTTGTAAAAGATGCGTCAACTGAATTACCAGCTAATACAGACCCTTTTCCATATTCAGAACCAAAAACAAAACACGAAAGAGGTGCTCCTACAACCGCTCCTTGTAAAGCTACTGTAAGATTCCTGTTAGCGTTATCATATACTTCAATGTTATATGTTTGAATTCCAGCAACCGGAAGTCCGTTATTCGCTAAAGACTTAATGAAGGCTTTGTTCACTACATTACCCCCCGCTTTTAATGATACAACTATTGTCATACCTGGTCCAAGTAATGGAGTTTTTCCATCAGCACCTGGTGAAGGCAATCCAATTGTTTGTGTTCCTGCTACACCTGCTGGTGCATTAGAAGTCACGGTATCATATGCAATGTGTAATCTTCCTTGTTCTGACCAAACTACTTGATCTGATGCCATAGGCATCTCTGCTCCGACCATTCTTAAGAATCCAGTGATAGTACGATTACCGTATCTCTCAATTTCTTTCTCATAAACTTCGGGTAAAAATTGTTGTGCCCAATCCATATCAGTTAATGATAGGTAGTTATCCCCAAATAAACCTTTTACAGGTCTTGGAGTTAAGTGAGCTAAATTTGCCAGTGTTGCTGGCGCTACGTCAAATGCCATAATTTTTTATTTAATGTGTTTAAAACTTTTAATTTTTAATTTTGAACCATCACCCCCTGAATCGACCGCACGTAATGAGAATTGTCCTGGAGCTTTAACCTCTTGATGAACGCCTCTCGCGCCCATTTGTACGTTTTTGCTATTAGAAATACTCGTTTTCATAGCATCGGATTTACCTTGCTCATAAAAATGATTTGCGATTGAGTCCGCATTCATAGCTGTGAAAAGACCCTTGTGGTAACCTTTAGCATCTGACATTTCATTATTTTCGTTCAAGAACTTCCTGATAAAATTATTAATGTCACTTTGGGTTTCCTTAACTGCGGGAGCGTCTTTTACTTTAAATCGGTACTTTTTGTCTCCAACTTGATAATCAAAACCTTTGAAATCATCATTGAAAACGTTTTCCGTTTTATTTAAAAACACCTTTGTTTGCTTCTCAGCTATTTGAGTTGCTGCTTCGTTTTCTTTTGTATAGCGATTGAAAAAATCTACCGCTTTTTTTTGTTCGGGAGCTAATCTACTACCCCCTTTTATTTCTTCGTAGTACTTAGATTTTAATCCATCTAAGTGACTTTTGGCTTTTGCAAGCTCTTCTCTTTTTGCTAACTTTTTACGTCTTATATCACGTTCGTCGTCAATATCCTCGTCAAAAGCAAACTTGTCTTCCATTATAAAATCAACATCCTCTTTGTCTAAGTGGGGTCTTGTTGTTTCGTAATATTCTCTTAATAATTGAGATTCGTTTAATTGGCTATAATCAGTATTTAATTTTACGTAATCCTGTAAACTGCCGCCTGTGTCATTCATAAACTCCACAACCTTCTGGATGTTTTCCGGCAATTCCACACCTTTTTCGTGCTTATCATCAAGAGCTTCATCAAATTGTTCTTCTAACTTTTCAACTTTTTCTTGTACTTCCTCGTCGGTTATTTCTTCAAGAAAGGATTCTTCAACTTGAACGGGCTCTGGTTGTTGTGGTACTTCTTTTTCCACTTCTTGTACAGGTTTGGTTGGTTGATCTGTAGCCACGTCTGCTGTTATTTGCTTTGTATCGGCATCTGCTGGTTGGTTTTTTAATTTGCCTAAGTCCAGTTTTATAGTGCCGCTATCTTTATCGAAAGATGCTGTTTCACTTTTAGTTTCAACTGGGGCTTCTGCCTTTTGTTCTACCGGAGCTTCTGCTACGGATTCTGTTTTTTTAGGAGCTTTAATTTTAAAGTCCCCTTCTCGTTTTGTTTCTGACATGATAAAATATTATATAAGTGTTACTACTATTATTACCTAGGATCGAACCCTCCTAAGCCAAATCCGCCTCCCATTGTATCATTTCCTCCAGATTCGAAGTTGGTGGGTGGTGAATCGTTTTTTCTTTGAGAGATCATTTCGCTTTGTTGAGTGCCTTGTATTCTGGTTCGGGCATCTTTACGATCTTCTATTTCTTTTTCTTTGGCCCTGGCATTGTCTACTTCAATACCTTTAAGTTGCATGTTGTATTGAAATTCCAAAGCCATCAATTCTTTCTTGGCTCCGACTTCAACTTGTATTCTTTGTTGCTCAATTTGCCCTTTTAATTGTTCTAATTGGGATTTAGTTGCGAACAAAGCTTGGTCTTTTTGAACCTCTGCCTGAGCAGCTACTTGTTGTGCTTGAGCATTTGCTTGAGCTTGAGCCTGTATGTTTGCTTGTTGTTCTTGTTGTAATCGTTCCTGGCGTTTCTTTTGTCTAACTTTCAGTAATTGATTAGCTAATTTAAGGTTTCTAACTTCCCTAATATCAATAGCATCTGACAGATCAATTAATCCCCCAGCTAATGCTTGTTGAACATTGTTTTCTAGTAAGGCTTTTTGTTCGTCATCAGGTGTTAATTCTAAAAATATACCAAAGTCATGCAAATGTAAATCCCTCATTTCGTCCAGGGTAGCTACATTAAAACCACCTATCTTTTGGATAAACGCCTCTTTTGCTGGATGGTATTCTATTATATCTGATATTCTTAAAGATAAACATTCCGCGGTTTCTCTAGTTAAATAGAGTCCCGCATCTAATATGTGTCTTGTAGCTGTATTTGAATTAGCTGCTGCCATTTTCTGAACACCAACTAAAGCCCTTGCATCCGGGGTGCTCCCGTCTCTTGCTTCATTAAGACCTGTCACGTCCCGTATCATTTGCATGTAATAGTTGTAAGTCGATATCAGTGTTTGTAACTTTTGACCTCCACTACCGGTTTGCACTTCTTGATAGGTACTT